GTGTCCATGTTTCCCAAGCGGCCCCGATGGTGTTAAGCGTCGCCGCAGTCAACACCTGCCCGCTAGTTGTTCCTGCTGTCCACTGTGTAGCCATAATGTGTTCTCCTTTACCAACCTAAACGGCTGGTATCTAAAATACCTAAAGTAGTGCTGTTAAGCGTAAAAAATTGGTAATACTGCAACGGCGACAAATTAAGCACATACTGTGTTGATTCAGGCGTAGCGTTAATTGAATATCCTTCAATGACGCAGGCCACTGTGGTTTCTGAACCGCCAGGTACCTGATATTTAAAGTTGATAGTGCGATTAACACCACCAAAGATTTGTTGCATAAAAGCAGTTAACGCTGTCGCATTTTGTGATACATCATCAAAAGTGCATGTAAACCGCAACGAATACGGGTCATTAAAATTGTTAGAAATCCATTGGGCGTTACCTAATGCTTGCGTTTCGGTGGCGTCTACCGTTGAAGAACTGTAAAACGATTGACCATAAGACCCAACTGAAGCAGTGTTGGTGGCTGTTTGGGCTGTCAAACCAGCAGGGTTAGTTGTAGCCGTGTTTATGTATTGCACCCCGTTTTGTATGCGTTCAAACGAACTGTAAGCAATTTGGGTGGTTGAAGTAGTGCGCCCCAAAGTAACACTGCCTGGCGTATATGACTGCATAGCGTCACGGCTAATAGGGTAAAGGGTGTCAATTCGACTTACTAAATATCCTCGTTCAGTGTTAACCAAATAGTTGTAGTAGTTCAGTACTGAACCTGTGTAGGTAGTCGCTGAACATTGCGTGCTACTGGTGATAATTGCTACTTTCATTGAAGCCGGTAGCGGGCCACCGTAACCGTCACCGAAAATGTAGAACCCGTAACTGGTTGTAGCGGCGGCGATTGCTTTGGCGTTGGCGTTAATTTGACCTGAACGGTTTACCCAGTCTGAACAAACAATGGTTGCAGTGTTTAAGCCTGTGTTGCCTGGGTAATCCTGAAATGTGATTTCACGAACCCAAAACCATTCGTAAAATTCGCTGTTGTACACTTCGCTTTTAAGCACTATTGGGCTTTGGTAGTCAATAGTCGAAGCAAAGTTGCTTGAATTGTTGATGGTAAAAGTCAGTGAACCGCCAGAATAGGTGTCAAGGTATTTAGTGCGGCCCTGGCTGATATTCATAGACAAAACTTTGTTTGTTATGTTCCTTCCTACGCTGTCAAAAATCCAGTTGTTTTTCGGCATGGTTACATTGTCCGAACGTTAAGTGGTATCGGGCCTGACTGACGCACATACTGCTGTAAGGCTCTAACAATGCTGTTGGGGTCGCCACCGTTCACATTGACCGTAATACCGCCACCGCCACCGCCAAAGCCCATACTGCCCAACTTTGACAACGGAATCACTGCTTCGGGTTCACGGCCTTCACCAATCATGGCAATCGTTGGGCCTGTCACGATGCCACCTTCAGCTAATCGAGGCAAACTTACTTCTGGTATTGAACCAAAGTTAATCCAAGGGCCAGCTGCAGAATCAATGCCGTCAAGAATAATGTTCAAGCCCTTAATAGCAGCGTTTAAGCCTCGTTCAAGGTTAGAAATAACAGCGTTGATTACTCCCTTGAACGCTCCACCGATACCGTCAAAAATCGCTTTCCCAAGATCTGCCAATTCAGCAAAACCTAACTTGATTGCGCCAAACACATACTGAACGACACCCCACCAAATCAAAAAACCTGCTCTAATTCCGTCAATGGCTTTCCCAAAGATGTCAAACTTGACTTGGAGTGCGACAAGAGCTGCGATGATCGCGAGGATCACGACTGCACCAGTGGCGACCCAGAGAGCCGAGAATGAAGCTGTGAGTGCAGTGTTGAGTGCTGCTGTCAATGCTTGGATCGTGTTGTATACGGCGAGAGCTGCGTTCGTGGCAATAATCGCTGTGGCAATTCCGCCGATCACTAGACCGAGAGTGACGATGAGACCTTTGTTGTTACTTGCCCAAGTTGAGAAGGCTTGAAGTGCTGGGAGCAGTTTCTCTACAAGTGGCATCACAGCCTGTCCGATCGACTCCTTGAGTTCGCCCATTTGGATTCCAAGGTTTTTCATTTTGCCTTGGGTCGTGTTCGCTGCAGTGTCCGCTTGGCCTGCGAAGGTCTCGCTCATTGCTTGGAATACTTCGTCGGTGGTTGCTCCGCTTTTAATCAGATCGGCAAGTGCTGGATCTAATTTTTTAAGTGGGCCGAGATTCCCATTAAATGCCTTGCTCAACGCGTCGGAGACTGCCCCCAAATCTTTCCCAGTACCGGCAGAAACATCAAGTGCAAGGCTAAGAAGTTTTTGTGCTTTTGTTACATCACCAGTGCCTCGAACAAGTTTGTCAAGTGCGGGCCTAAGTTCGTCATCAGCAACTGCTGCTGCTTTGGAAGTTTCAGTGATGAAGTCCTCAACTGCTGCGACTTGAGCGTCTGTCGCTCCTGTGGTGTTTCGTAATGTGGTGGCGAGTTTTTGAGCTGCAGCATCATCTTCGGCAAACGCTTTGACAGCATCAAACGCGACAGCGCCAAGAGCCGCAATAGCAAGCCCTGCGGGGACCGCTGCTTTCTTGATTGCAAACGCTGCTTTTTGCCCGTTGGTTTCCAGTTTCTTAAAGTCGGCAATGGCTTTATCAATGCCCTTGGGATTCCACTCAGAAATGATTGGGAGGTTAATAGCCATCAGTTGAACTCTCTTTGTGCATCAACCATGAACTGGTCAATGATCGGCTTCAAAGCCCGCTCAGTTTCGGCGACCATCTGATCTATGTCTTTCCACATATAGCGCGACGGTTCGCCCTGAAGAGCTGACGCAAAATTAGGTCGGCGATACTTTGATTCTCGGCGCGACTTAGTGCCACCAGCACGGCCAGCCATGTCCGTGATCGCCACAGGGGCACCCTTAGTGACCACACGAACCACTGCGATCTGTTCAGCGCCAGCAGTCGCCGAACCCTTACGAGGCTTGCGAGTGTTTAACGAGATCTGCACTTTCTTGACGTTCTTCCACCCGGTGCGACCGTTGTGATTCATACCGCTTAACGGTGGTGTCGTTGGGATTCGACTGTTGATCAAATCTACTAAAGGCTGAGCCGCGACTTTCGTATCCTTGAGCAGAGTGCGACGGATAGCAGGATTAATTTTCTGCATCTTTTTCAATGCGTCTTGCAGACCGTAAGTATCAAGTCTCACATCTGCAGCCATTAGGTTTTCTTTCTCTGCTCGTTGATGATCTGCACACAAGTTGCCAGATCGTCTGTCTCGAATGTTATTTGTGGAGGCCAGAATCCTGTTTCAACTAGCAGAGCTGCTAGCTGACGTCGGTGGCCTCCTGCGTAGGGACTGCGGATTCAGTCTCCACAACTTCTAGATCTTCTAACTTTTTGACAAATTCATCAAATGAGACTGGGACCGGGTGACCTTGTTGTTTGCTGGCTTCGTAAGCCATGAACGCTAGATCTTCCATCCCGATCCCATTGCTCAGATCTGATGCTCGTCGTTTGAATTTACGCTCCCACGAAATGATCACAAACAGGTTCGTGATTACTTGGTAAGTCTCACTATCGGTGAGTCGGACGCTAAGTGTAAGTTTCATGGTTCTCCTAGTCGGGATTGGATCAGTTTACGGATTACGGTGTCGTAATGTCGCGTGCGTAGGTGCCACCCTTGAACACGGCCTCAACGACTGACAGTTCGCCGACGGTTGCGTTAATCGGCGTGACGGTCTCAAGGTAGCAACCAGTAAGGGTGTATTCGGGATTCGAAGCGGACTCAGTTGTTCCAGACGGGCTGACAACGATCGTTGAAGCGACACCAAACAAAGAGTTCAAATAGGTTTCAACTTCAGTCGTTCCGTAACCCTGAAACAAGGTCAAGGTCAATTCATTATTGAACAACCCAGCCGTGAACGTGCGGGAAGTCTGACCGAAGCTCGTATTTTCCAAAGCCTCGGCGGTCAAAGTCAATACCGCTGCAGAACAGTTGCTGGTGAGCGCGATTGCTGACGGGCTGGTGACATTGACGGTTGGGTTTGATAGGTAAGTTGTGGGCATTGTTTGTCCTTTTATCTGCGGCTTGAGCCGATTCTAATTGTGAGGTCGTAAGCAGGTAGATCTTGCGAGCCGATCTGAGCAAGTGAGGGCCGTCCAGATACAACTGCGAGAGAAGAGTTCATGAGCGTGTCAACGACTCCGAGTATGTAGTCCGTAGTGTCGCTGTTGCCGGGTGGCGCGCCCAACACTCGGAGATCAATCGTGACGTCCGCTGTTTGGTTATTGAACGCAGTGAAAACAGGAAGCTCAATGAATACAGTAAGAGGTCGAGCGTTCCGAGGATCAGTGACAGGCTTAAGCCCGAGAGCCGTGATCGTTGCTGAGACAGCGTCAATCGCGTCCGTGAAGATGCCTGCCATTTCATGCACACTGCGATCGTTTAATGCCGAGCAACTGGTTGACTCGACCTAAGGTCATGAGCGGTGGTCCTGTCATGTCACCAAACGACGCGTATGAGTCGCCAGTGGTCCCGCGTTCACGGTAGAGCCCTGCGGCGTAAAGCGTGGTTCCTAACAGCACTGAACTGTCAGGGACGGTCGTGAGACTGTCGTGGTAAC